GGTCTGCATCCTCAACCTTATAAACAAACATGTTAAAGTTCACAAGGAAGTTCAGAACATCATCAACAAATTCACCACGCATATTTGTTCCCCTGACCAGGCTTTCCTTGACCGTTTCATCAGGAAGTGTTTCCCTGATTGTGATTGTTTCCAGTGCAAGGTATAAGCTTTCAAGAACCGCATTGCATTCAGCCTTTGGTTCTTTGGATGCAGGGAAGTACAGGATGGAAAACAAGTTGTTTCTGAAATAGCGGTTGCCCAACACCTGATTGCTGATGGGATTCACGCACATGACAGAAAAACAAGGTTCTTTCAAACCCTGGTTCTTCAATTCAGTGTAAATTTCATACCCATCACCGAATGATTCATTTAATTTTTCACATATACCATCGATAATTTTGTTTATCATTTGAAGCATTCCCCCAGGTATTTATTCAACTTGTTTTCAATCACCCTTGGTGCATCAGCTTCAAGTTCTTGTTCTGAAATAGTCAGCATGAATTTTCCTTCAACCCAACCCTTGTGATTAGCAGTTCTATGACCAAATTCAACATAGGATGCATAGTGGACAGGGTTGATGATTTCAATGACATAGTTGCTGCCAACTTTCTTTATAGCAAGTGAATTTGCATATGCAACTGCATCAGCACCCCTGCCTGTGCCACTTTCGGCTTCTGCTTCGGTTTTCGCTGTCCAACCCCTTCTTAATGTACCACCCTTTTTGACCACCTGCTTCTTGACCTTGCCTTTGTTCTTTCCGCTTTTCAATCGGATAGCTTCACCCGATTCATCACGCATGATGGACTTGCCATATTCGCCAACAGGTGTCCTTTTGATGACTTTTGCCAGTAGCCTTGCAGCAAGTTCTTTGGCACATGAAGCAATGAAGGTCTGAACCTGTTCATCACTGAACTGTTGCATCTTATCCCTGAACTGTTCAAGTGCTTTGAAGTCAACCTTTCCGCTGCTCATTATGACCACCCATCAAACAGTTCAAGCATCACTTCTTGGTGTGAAGGGTATATCCCAGGTTCACCGCTGTTCTTATATGCAGTTGTCCTGCCTTCATGTTCAACGATTATTTTTGAACCTGGTTTTATCACAATTTCAGGGGCAATGAATAGCTTCACCACCTGATTCACCATTTCAGCACTTGCGGTTTCTGTGTTGCTCTTGATAGTGGAAAAGGACAATTTACAGGGTTGATTTTCAAGAACGGTAAATTCTTTTTGTCCAGTAGATTTGTTTGCTTTCTTGTAAGACCTGTATTCCACAATGGAACATTTATCTTTATACAGGCTTTCAATTGCTTGCCTTACCATTTCAACCGCCTGTATCGGACAAATTGACTTTTACCGCTTACCATCAAATAAGCAATCAGTGAATCCAGTCTTTGTTCAGGTGTCATGCTTCCATTGCCAAGGGCAAAGGTCACATTGGTGTCACCTTCCTGAATTTGCTTAATTGCTGCATCAATGTTGATATTCAAACCCTGTAACTGTCCAATCCCTTTCTTTGCAAATAAAAATTCACCCACAACCATCTGTGAAGCAACCTTTTTCAAACCGCTTGGAATACTTGAAACATTGCATTCATTTCTGATGTTGTTTTCTACCTTCTGAATACAGAAGCCAAGAAGCCAGTCATCACCATCCTGCATTTCATAACCGAATGATTCAAGCAGCTTCCCAACATCATAAACAAAGGATGCACCAAGGCTTGATACATTCTGTATGATCTGAATTAAAGCTTCCAGTCTGTCAGATATATCAGCCATTGGTTATCACCCCTTTCATTATTCTGCCTGTACAGTTCCAACAACTGTGCTTGCAACCTGTCCTTTTCCACGCTGCTGATAATAAGCAGTGATTGTTGCCTGGTCACCGTTTCCACCAACTGCTTTGACCTTCACCTTGTTCTTTGCTGTGATACCAACAATCTGAATGTGGGTGTCATCAGAAGAAGTTGCTTCAACAATCGTTCCACCAGTGGGAAGTGTCCAGGTCAGTTCCATTTCTTCATCTGCATCAATGTCAAAGGCATCAGGTGCAGTTGCAGCAGCAGAAGCATTTGCATACACATGGACTTTGAATTCCATGTCATCACTGTCATCTGCATTTTCCTTTGTACCATAGACCTTGATTGTTGCTTCACCTGTTTTGTCATCCGCTGCTGTGATGGTGATTGTTTGGTCAGTTACCGAAACCGCAACATTATCTTCATCAGATGAAACAGCAGTCACTGTTGGTGCAGCAACATTTGCTTTGATTTTAACCGTTACAGTGCTTGAAACATCAGGTGAACTTGTGGACTTAACCATCTGAATATCACGCTGCTGTTCAAGCACAACTTTTCTTTTTGCTACCGTAACAGGTATTTTGCAATAGGTGTCAGCAAAATCTGTGTCTGTCGGCTCAAACTTCACTGTTATGTCACAAACACCTTCCGCAACAGGAACAATGGTGAATGCACCGTTTGAATTCGTTACAGTTGCAACATCAGTATTGCTTGATGTTCCTGTGAACACACCTGCACTTGGATTTGCAGCAGTGATTGTCACCACTTTGTTTGATTCATCCAGGTATATTGTCACAGGGTCATAACCGTCAAGGTCAACGAATGGTTTATAACCACCGTCAACATCAGCGGTAATGCTGAATGTTGCAATGACTTCTTCAAGGGTCATTTTCTTGTACATTGCAGGAAGGGTTGCGATTCCTTCACCTTCATCTGTTATGGTAACCACACCGTTTGCATCCACGTTGATTGACACAAGCGGATATTTGTTTGATGCATTCTTTGCAGAAGCATAAACACGATTTTCAATAACAATGAACATCAATACAACCCCCTTTCACTGAATTTGACAGCTTTTTCATTAACCATTGGAAATGATTCTTGCAATTGCAATGTTCTTCGGATTTCCTGCAATTATCCAGTTGGAAGAACCACTTGCACCTGCACCAAGCTGTGCATCAGTAGGGGATGCAGTATAAGGATTCGGTTTCACGAAAGTGAACCCATTCGGATGATAGGTTTCACGAATTCTTGTGATAAGTTCATTGTAACCGCCATCCTTCTTTGCTTCTCTTGCGATTTCAACAGGTGTGTCCACAGGGGCAGGGGCATACTGAATTGCACCGTTACCAAACAGGTAAGTGGTGTATTCTTTTGCACCTGATGCACTTGCACTGTCAGCAACAGGAACACCATCATCAATCAGAATAGTCAGACCATTGTAATCTGCAAGTCTTAACTGTCTTTGAACACCCATGGGGTCTGTGTACTTGCGGTATTCAAGAAGTTCAAGTCCTACCAGTCCATTTGCAACTTTACTGTGCATGATTGCAAGGCTGAATTCATTGAAAGCATCACCAACAGCCTTCTGAACAGCATCACCTGCTGTGGTTGCACCAACCTTGTTGCTTGTTCCAACAGTGCCAGTTGCAGTTGCAATGCTGAAAGTGTGATTCTGCCATTCATCCCAAACGGAATCACCATCATCAGCAATATTGAAGATACCGTTCAGGATTGCAAGGATGACCTTCTGTCTGTACTTCGCCCAGTATCTTGCCACTTGTGAAGTGATTTGCTTCATGGGGTCAGCACCGCTGTTGAAGTCACGAATGAAATCTCTGTCCTTCCAACCTTTTGCCCTACCGTAGACAATACCACTTTGGGATTTGCCTGTTACTTCTTCGGTTGAAATGTCTGCATCACCGTCATAGTTGTCAGGTGTTCCACCAATCACCGAATAGAAGGGTATGGTGTAATAATCTGAACCATTGGAAATAAGCTGTTTAATTCTGTCATTCGCCTGAACAGCACCACTTTCAAGCAAAGCTGTCAATGTGGGGTCTTTTTCATTCTGCCAATTGAGCAGGAAAAGTTCAGGGTCAAAGGGGAAATTCAAATAAGTTGCCATAATTGTTTACCTACCTTTCAAAATTTAATAGTTCTTTCCAGTTCTCATTATCGTTTTTGAACTGGATTTGTTCTTCTGTGCTTAATTTAAGGAACTTGTCAAGGGTCATGCTGTCATTATCGTCATCATTGCCTGATTCACCAGGCTTTGCACCCTTGATTGTCTGCTTTTTCTTTTCGGTGTCAAACAAGAACTTGGAATCTTCCGCTTCGGTCAGCTTCTTGATTTGGTCAGCCAAACCTTTAATTGTGCCATCTTCAAGAAGTTCAACCTTTTCATAATCAATGTCAAGCAATGCCCTGACTGCTTTTTCATTCTTCGCTTTTGCAGCAGCAAGCGCAGCGGAAACAGCAGAATCCACTTTCAGTTTTTTGATTTCAGCAGCGTGTGCTTCATCCTTTTTCTTATTTTCAGCTTGAAGGTCTGCAATTTGCTTCTTCATAGCTTCAACATCACCAGTGGAATTCTTCAAGGTTTCAAGCTGTGCATCCCTTTCAGACAGAAGTCCTTCCAGTTTCTTTTTTTCATTATTGACTTCATCAAACCTTGCTTTTGGAATAAAACCTTTAAGTTCTTCTGCTGATGCTTCAGCAACCTTTTGTGCCATTTCTTCACTTAATCCAAGTTTAATTAAATCTTCTTTTTTCATATTCAATCCATCCTTTCATCTTCACTTTTTAACCTGGTCGTGACCAGTGATGTCCTGTTCTTTAACGTCTTCAGTACCGAAAAGACGATATTATTTTAATGAATCAATCTTTGCTTGAACCATAGCAATATAAAAGCTGTTATCTGACACCCGAATGTGACTTTTTAACAACCAAATGCTGTTGGTCTTTGGAAGAAGGTTTCTTTCCACATTCCGCTTCACAACATAAGCAACCCCATGTTGCTGAATATGGGTGTGTTTGCTGAAG